TCAGAAATTTTTAAAGAGTGGATGATTGATTCCGCTTCGTCTAATGAGGTAGCCGTGTACGGAACAATCAAATCCTCAGCAGGGATAAATTTACTCACTGCTCTCCCTAATAACTGGTCATAATAAACTTTTTTAAAAGTTGAACCAGCTAATGGTAAATGAAATAACATTTGATCGAACTCAGGTTCATATTCTTCCATTTGATCCATTAATAAATAATTCATGTAGTCTTTAACTCTTTGAGACTGTTGTTGAACAGGAGGGGAATCTACTCCAATAATATCTGTTCTTACAGGACCTCCTGCAGGTAATAATTCTTTATAAGCTTGTGCTTGAAATTGTGTAACAGCTTCTGCAAGAACTGGGTGAGTTGCACCACTTGCTCCTTGAAAAGGTTCTGTTCTGTTTTCGTATTTAAAACCTAAAAGATCAAGACCTTGAATATAAGATTGTTCCCAATCTTTTCTAGATGTTTTATAGTCCATGTAATCATCGACCATTTCATTTCCAATTGGTTCTAAAATATCTTCAGGTAAATGTCAGCTAGATTATCAAAATGAGATTCTGTTCCTGGTATGTTAATTGCTCCAGGTGCAAAATCAATTGTTGCACCTCCGTCTTCTTCAGCAATAACTTCTACTGGACCTTTTTGTTCTATAACTTCTTCTTCAAAAATTTCTTCTTCAGCTGGTATTTCTACTTCTGTTCTAAGTTCATTAGGAAGGGACTTGTCTATATCTGCCATTTAAAATTTCTCCAGTCTTACTGTTTAACTTGTTTTAAAGGAACTTTCAACCCCTGTGGGTCAGGTCCTGATTTTGGTGGTGGGCCAGATTTCACTCCGCCTGAACCAAGTGGTTTATCAATCATACCACCATCTTTTCTTTCTTCTCTCATTTGTTTTGCAACTAAGTCTGCTGCAGACTCTTCTGACATATCACCAGATAATTCTCTGACACGTTTTTCAAACTCTTTTCTACGATCTTCACTATAATTTTTTGTGTATAGATCTGTTATGCTAGACATTAATAATAATTCCTTTTCTTCTGTTCGACAACTTCATCCACATAGTCTTCTGGATGTTCAATTAATCCACCTTGTCTAAATCTCATGATCGCTTGTGTAGTGGAGTCGACCAAGTCATCATGATCCCCGAACGGAAAGGCTGCACATTCTTCAATGACTTCCTCTGCAAACTTTTGTTTAGGAGCCCATACCATACCAGATTCAAACAAAGGTGCAACAGCATTTACACGTGCATGTTTATCATTTCCACGTGAAGGAGTAAAGTTCATTACTGGAATATCCATTTTCCTTAATTCATAGGTCAGGGGCAATCCAGAAGCTTTCGCCTCAATGATCACTGTTTCAGGGTTCCAGTATCTATATTGTTCAAGAGCCAAGCGCCGTAGTTCAGGAAACTCGTATCTTCCTTTGATTGCATCAAGTAATATTAGATTGGCTCCTGAATCTTGGTCAGGATAAAATACACCCCAAGTAGTAATAGCACTGTAATCGGCTGTCTCCTTTTTCAAGAATGCTGTATCATAAGATTGTATGATATGATAAATAGTTGGGATGTCATCTCCTTCATAAGGTCTCCACCATTCACGTTTAAGAATCGCACCTTCCTCACTAGTGGGTTGTTGCATCCATTGTGCATTCCATTTAGCAACAGGTAATGCAGCTTTTACTTTTTCTAATTCATCCATCTTCCAATACTGGGGCCAAACAGGTTTAGGGTCTGATTCATGGTCCAAGATTGCTGGAAACTCAACCACGTGCCACTTGTCTGCCTTAGTTTCTTTTGAACTAGCAATCAAGGCTCCTGTTAAATCTCTAGTAGACCAACGTGTCATAACCAAAATAATTTTACCACCAGGTTGAAGACGTTGACGTGGTCCTGACGTGTACCATTCATAAGCTTTGTCTAAAGATACTTTGGACATTGCATCTTGCTCCGAGTGTGGGTCATCAATAATAAGTAAGTCCGCACCACGGCCCGAGATTGCACCACCAACACCAGCTGCAAAATATTCACCACCTTGAGATGTTTCCCATCTTCCTGCCGCCTGACTATCTTCACTAAGTGTTGTGTCAAAAATTTTTCTATAATCCTCACTATCAATTAAGTTTTTTGCTTTACGACCAAATCTTATTGCTAGTTCTGCCGTGTGTGTTGCTTGAATGATCTTGAGCTTTGGCTCACGGCCCACCATCCACGCTGGAAGTAAATAGGATGCAAATTCTGATTTAGTGTGTCTGGGTGGCATGTTGATAATTAATCTATTTATTTCGCCCGTGGCTAATTCATTAAATTTTTTTGCAATGTGCCTGTGGTGGGACCCCTCTATAAAATCTGGCCAAACGCATTTAACAAAAGAAAGGAAGTCATCTTTAGCTTTATTCCGTATCTTTTTTTCAGCATGTAATACTCGAAGTTGTTTAAATGTTTTTCGAATATCTGCAGGTAGCTTATCTATATCTATATTATTCAAGTCCATAAAAAATTTTTTAAAAAATTTTTTTGCATCATTTTTGATGTTAAATAAGTTTTTTACAGCCTATGACAATATAAATCAAGCATATATATACATACATTAGGATTCCTATCTACGCTAAAAGGGGGATGGGGGGCTTCGCACTTTCATTTTTAGGTGTCGAGTTGGTACCTCTATCGAGATACACGCGCCAAGATACATGGCTCACGGATATAAAAAAAACGCGCCCTTGAAATAAGGGCGCGTTGTCATTGATTGGTTGTGGAATTATATAAGCTCTATTTTTTTAATGCCTTGACCATTTTTATATGGGATGACTTTATACGGGGTCGGACTTTCAAGCCCTGTCTTAATTGCTGACTTAATGTAAGAAGACCAATTTTGAGCCTTTTTATTATCTTGTTTATCAACTAATTTTTGTAGGCTTTCAGCCTTCCTTTTTTCAAGGGTCTTATCAAATAGATCAATGAATGATTTCACAAACTCATCATTGTTATAATAAGATGAATTAATGCCATTATCACTCATGACCTTTTTAACGTCTTCAACTAGTTTTTTATTTTCGTTTAGTTTCATGTTTCATTGTCCTTTTTTCGTTGTTAATTTATTTTCAATAATTTGAAAATATACCTTGATTAATAAACTAATTTAAAATATTAATCAAGGATAATAAACTAAAATAAAGGACAATAAAAATGACTAAAATATATAGAAGTGATGAAGATAAGATGATGCAAGATAAAAACTTAAAATGGTCTTCATCATCAATCATGAAACATAAGCCCGAAGATGAAAACTCAATTCAAGGTTTTTTGGGTTTGGGTCAAATACAGGAACGTTTTTTAATTAGTGATATTGCAACTCATGGTTGTAGTGTTGGTGTATCTGGCTTGATCACTTACACCGAAACAATCGCTTTTTATGATAAGCACAAAGATGAAATTTGGGGAATGCTTTACGATATGTCAGAAGATCAAGGATTTTCAATTCCATTTTTAATAAGTGATTTTAAAGGTGCTAATAATGTTGATAGTGATGGCACTTTTAAAAATTTGCTTGTTTGGTGGGCTGTTGAACAAAAAGCACGGGAAATAGAACAAGACTAATAATTCAAGTTTCATGGCTCATTATTCATGAGCCATTATTCATGGTCTAATAGTTAGTAAATAACTAGTAGCGTATAAAAAAGCTAACGGATACGCCTAATTATTAGACCTTGAATAATGAGAGATTTTATTTTTATTTTATTGTTCAAGGCACAAGCTAGAAATTTCATATAATAACGCTCAAGCTAAAAAATTCCATGGTTCAAGGCGCAAGCGCCCTGTATCATGAACCATGAACCACGGTTTTTGAAAAAGTTTTGCAAGGTCTTCGGCTCACGGATATTTGCTTAATAATAACTTGACCGCAACGGGTTCAAATCAAGCAATAATTTGAAGAAAATATATATTAATCAATACTAATTTAATTAATAGGTGGGTTCAAAATTCAAGGTTATTGACAATCCATACAATAGTTTTCATGGCATCTATAATCAGCCCTTAAAGGTGTTAAACATTTAAAACAATTGCCCCGCATATCCTTATATTTACCATTGATTAAATGGGTTACACCATAAGTTGAGCGCAATTTATTGATACTTATTTTCTTTAAATCATATTCGTTATGACCGTCAAAAAAACTATCAAAATCTTTTTTAGTTAATAATCTATTTTCGTTTAAGTCTTTTATATTCATCATATAATCTTGACAATTCATAACTGTCGCATTTGTCTACATATTCAGCTAATTCAGTTCTCATTTGTTTACGCTCTTCATTTACTTTAGCTTTATTTTTAGCTCTTACATGGTCTAAAGCCTCAAAATCAACAGCCATTATTTGTCCTCTAAATGTAAATGATAATCTAAATCTAATTGTTTTTTGTGACTTTCAAGCCATATTTTAATTTTAACTAATGACGCCTTATCAACATTAATTTTTTTAACATCTAATAACAAATCATCTATTAGTCTTTTTTTGCCAAAATTAGATGACAATGCGCTAGTGTTAGCGTGAGATTGTCCCGTTATATATAATAATTGTTCTAATGCTTTGTCTCTCATACTATCCTTTTTGTTAATTTATATCTTTATATGGGGGATAATAAAGGATACTATCCCCCGTGTCAAGTGTTAATTGTGTTGTTTATTTTGTAGTTTAAGTTGTTTTGACTTATCCCATATAATATTTACACCCGCCAATATTTCAGTTAATTGACTTTGTAATTGATCGGGAACGCCACACTCCCAGATTTTATGTTTAGAGGCTTTTTTATACAGTTTAAGTTCTTTTAACTTTTTGCCCTCGGGTTTATTCTCAACTTTTTGCTGAGCGATAAATTCAGCAAATTCTCTTAGCTGATCTCGGCAATCCTCGGGTGTTATGCCCCGCCCATAATTATCACTTCTATAATAATTATCTCGATCTTTTTTATCTTTAAATTTATAAGATAATTTTTGTCTTAAATTACTATCTTTAATTTTACCAAAAAAAGTTATGGCTTGACGCTGAGCAACTTCTAAAGTTTCAATAGCTTTTTGTAAGTTATTGATAATCTTATCGGCTTTTATTTTTTTTGATAAGTAAGTCATGGCGTTCTCGGTCTCATCAGTTAAAACCGCTTTTAGTTCTAACTCAGCCATATCTATTATTGGGTCTAACTCTTCATCGACCCGTTGCTCTAACTTCGTTATTTGGTACTTAGTAGGGTATTGTGTTTTTGTCATATTATCCTTTTTGTTATTGTTAATATATTATCCTTCATTATCCTATTGACAAATAGAAGTCAAGGCATTATATATAAAAACGTTATTGTCCTAACACCCGCTATTTATGGAATAGCGGGACAATAACAGAAAAAATAAATAACTAAAAAAGGACAAATAATTATGAAATATAAATACAAGCCACAAAAAAAGCTTTTAGGGTCTTCAACCTTTAAAATGCAAAAATCAAAAGGATATAAATATTTAAGTGAAATTTTACACTTAGCCCCGTCTAAAATAGGCGGTGTTAATATATGCGCTAACGCTAGCCCCGTTTGTATTGAC